ACCAAATTTCAAACGGAAATTCTTTAGATTTGGTTGACGATCGCTTAACGGTCATTGTACCTGTGACGACCTGCCAGCCAGTCCTCTCAAGGTAAATCCTATCTGACGTGATACCTCCATCAGCTCCCCAAAGTTCCAGACCCATTGGTCCGTCTGGCAATACATCAACCCATAACTCCATGCGGTAGCTCAACTTTTCTCCTTCCGTAAAAGTCGAAGTCATAAGCGGTAGAGAAAATCCGTGATAAACTGATGATTGTTTATTAACGGTTGTGATCCTTAATATTCCATACTCATACGGTACTTTTATAATATTAGCGTCTGAGCCTTTCTTGCCCCATTTACTAAAATTCGTAGGGTCGTATACTAAGTTAAAATCGTCCTTGGCATACTTCCCAACTTCAGTCTGGAAGATCTGACTAGACATGACCAACCGTGAGAGCTGGTCTGGTGCACCTTCTTCAGACTTACCAAGAATACGCTCATAGAGCTTGTTAGACTCAGTTAACTTGTTAAACTCAACTGTTTGGGTTGCAATCTGTTGCGATAGATTCCCTAACTGTTCACCTTGGACATTTTGACGATTTCCTAGATTGGTTAAATCATCGCGACTAGCAAATTTCTGCTCAACCTTGGAATAGATCTTACTATAGATCGTGTCACCATCGACGCTCTTGACCCCTTCCGTGACTTTATTCTGCAAGTCCGGGCTGTTTAAAATCTGTTGTTTGATCTGATCCGACAACTTCCCAGCGTCTGGGATTGTACCAGCTTTCTTGAGGGCTTCTTCTGCACGTTTGTTCGCTTCTGCAATAGCGCGGTCAGTAGTAGTCTTAGCTTCTTCTAGCTGTCTATCGACCTCTTTCTTAACCTTGTCAATATCCTCGGTATCAATGCGTTTTTCCCACATTGACCCGTTCCAGACGTACATACGGTCATACAAGCCATTCTTCTCAAACCAGATGTCACCGACCTTATGCTCTTTGTTATCTGGTCTGTTATACCAAACCTTATTTCCTTGAGCATTTAAGAGATAATCTGGTAAGGTGTTTACTAGCCGTTGTTGATTGCTGGCCAGGTCGTCAATCTTACCGGATAAGTTGCTAGTCATTGAGGACTTAAAGCCATCACCGACAACACCAACCTCAACGCTGTCATTCTGCTCTAGCAGTACATCATAGACGATGGTTGTCAACTTGGCATCTTCGCTAGTAAGCCCAATCTGAGGATAATAGACGGGTACGATGTCGCAGAGTTCAGCTTCTTCCAAAATCTGAGTTAGTTTATAATCAAGCGTTTTTGACAAGTCTACATACTCGATTTTGGTATTGATTTTAGGGAGTCCTAAACGGTTATTAATTGCGTATTCTTTAGCAAGCCTGCGCAACTTGTCAATCGTTGGTACTTCCTTTTCTTTAAAGTTTGAGGAGAAATCGACGATCAAAACCCGTCGCTCGTTGTATAGGCCAATATAAGGACCGTCTACATATTTCTCGGGTAGTTCAACTGTGACTTGTTGGCTGGTTGCTCCACCCTCACCAGTTCCTTGATTTTCCGGGGTGTATGTCGCATAAGGATAGACGCTGGTATAAGCACCCTCAATATCCTGGTCGTCTTCTGCTCGCAGGATATTGCGACCATATTCCAGGACAATAGGGCTTTTACGTCCTAATTGCTTATGCAGTCTGATAACCGTGTTGTCAAACTCATACTCACCGCCCCAAACATCAAGGATTGAGCCTTTAACACCACCCAAGGCATCACGCGCTGTCTTGAAGTCTGCGATATTCCAGCTAGTTCTGGACGATAACTCAATATCAGACCATACATCAAAACGAATACCACCAAGACAATTAGAAGCCCAGATAGACAATGCTGATTGAGCAGTTCCCGAAGCAACGGTATTATTTCTAATAGCCATCGTTTCGGTCAAATGACTGATATGTTTGGCATAGACCTTTAAAATTCCTGTGCTGTCTTTGACAATACGGGAAATAAAGAAAGTCTGATTTTTGGTTCTTAAACCAGCATCAGACTTGATCCGCATATCGTTTTTAAACGTACCAGCAAGCGGTCCACTAGCCGGGTACTCGATATAAAGAGTATAGTTCCCGTTACGTTCCCGTGTGACTTGTGCTTTCGTTGCGTCAATCTCTCCCAAACCGTAGGTTTCAAACGCTGTTTCGTTCGCGTTATATAGTATAGGCCTCATAGCTTAACCCCCCAGTTTGGAATCATTGTGATAGTAAAATTACCGTCCCAGCTTATCAAATTTCTGCCAGCGTCCAAGTACGGCATCTGGAATTGAGGAGATCTCACGACCTTGTCCCAGGCTTGCAAGTTGCCAGAGTATACCTGGTTTGCTTGCATATCCAGCGTGATCTTATTTTGTACGGCTTTCAGTTTGGTCTTGCGTCCGTTAATTGTAAGCGTACAATCACCCGATCCGACAAGTGTGACGATCGGTTTTGCGTTGACATTTCCGAGTCCATTGATCGCAACTCCATTTGTCAGTGTTTGAGTAGTACGTCCTTGCTTATAGAATTTGACTGGATAGGTCAAAAAGTTCAACTTGACTTTACCAAACTGTCGCATAAGTCCGGCGATCTCAAAGGTCTCAATAAATGCTGAGCGGTAGATGAAATCTGGGTCCCAGGATAGCGTCAAATCTTTGTAGCCGTCCACGTTTAACCAGTTACTGATTTCGCTTTCTGCGTCTGTGAGCTTACGATTTGAAAGGACGGTACAAGGCAACTCGATAGTAACCGATTTAAGGCGGTTCTTAGAGATCAATAGATCACCGTCACGGCCAGGAACCGCTACTGTTTCTACATCGCTACCAGTCGAACTAATAATATAGTCGCTGGTCACTCGTAGCCCGTGAGTGGTGCTTGATACACCATTAAAAGTAAAACTTCCCATTATGCCATTCTGCCTCCTTCCAAATTTGTATAGTAAGCAAGCTCACGCAAGAGCCTGCGCATATTCTCGGGACTAAAGAAATTATCATTAGCTGTACCGTTAGCGTTAACTGTGTAGTTGTTCGTTACGTTGGAGTTTGAAACCCCACCGCCAGAATATCCAAAACGTGAAGCTAGTGTGTCAGTCAGACCACTTACAAGATCACCTCGACCTGGTAAGTTAAAGCCAAATCCGTCAGTATATTTCTTGCCAGATTCTACGGTTTTATTTGCTAAATCAGTCATGGAATCGTCTACATAATAGCCATATTTCTCAATACCTACAGCCATACCTTCGGGAATTGCGCGTCCAATCTTGTCACGGAATACTTTAGATGGTGAGTTGATAGCTAAAGTAGATCGAGCTGAAGACACTGCACTTAATGCGATACTGGACGCTGCACCTATGACCGCATGAGCCATGGAAGCGATACCGCTGGCCATACCTTCGCCAATAGCAGTACCTGCATTAAAGCCACCGTCGTATCCACCAGACATACCGTCATTCGCTGAACTTTTGAGACCACTTGACGCGCCAAATACTGCATTGTTGTGACTTGCTACACCGCTAGTTACACCAGATCCAAATTGTGATCCGGCTTGTTGGCCGTCTTGGCCTAAAGAGGCAACTGATGCATTAACACTCTGTTTTAGTGCATTAGATGCACCAGTAGCTACTCCTCTTGAAAAATCGATACCAGAGCCAATACCAGACCCAAATTGGGAACCATATTGCTGGCCGTCTGCTGAAATCGAAATAAATTGAGAAGAAATAGCTTGGTTTAATGATAATGCAGCACCAACCGCGACATGCTGACCTCCATCGATACCACTTGCTATACCAGAACTAAATTCTGACCCCTTGGCTTGACCGTCTGTGGACATGCCAGCAATCGAAACTACTGCACTATTTCTTAAAGTGTTGGCAGCTTCCTGCACAGCACCAGTACCACTAGACACACCAGCACTAACACCAGAACCAAGTTCAGCACCTTTGACTTGACCCTCTCCAAATAGGGAAGCTAAAGCACCTATAGACGCGTTTCTAAGGCCATCTACTGCTACTTCTGCCGATGCCTGGTTCTCTGTGATACCTTGGGCATATCCACCGCTTACTTGTGAACCGCTATATTTAGCTTCTGTTGGCAAGTTATTAAAGGCTTGCTTAGATGCTTCTGTGAGTTCGGATGCTGCCTGTTGGACGTCACCTTTACCAGACCGCATACCATCGGCAGTTTTCTTAGGCACTTCACGTCCTTGTGTTTCAAAATCTGCCTCAGCAAGTGCTTTCCTAAATTCAGTAGCGATAGCTGTTACCATCGCTTGAATTTCGGGCGGTAGTTCTTCCCCTGTTGCGTGAATACTACGTAAGAAGCCTTCTTTAGCTTTATCTCCGGCTTCCTTCCATTTGCCATTAAGACGTCCTAGTTGTTCATCGGACGCATCTACAAGGGCCTGAGTTTGGTTGGCCATTTTAGGGCCAGCTTGTTTCATTTGTTCGATAAGACCTTGGTCTAATCCACGTTTTGCAAGTGTTTCAAGGTTCTGTGACCACTTATCAACTGCTTCAATATTCTTTTGCAAGTTAGCGGTCATTTGGTCTGCAGATAAAGCCGTTTGCTGTTCGATAGCCTGGAACGCGTTCTGGACTTCACCTTTTAGGTTGGCAAATTCCTGTTGCATCATATCTACAGCTTTCCGCTGAGCATCGTTCATATTCTGCATCGTGTAGATAATACGACCGGTAGCGTCTTCTGTAGATTTGGCCTTTGCTTCGTTATTCTTGACAATCGTATTGGCAAGTTCGTTGTCAGATTCCTCAGTCTTCTTGATGTCGCCTTGTAATTTTTTGAGTTCTTCGCTGTACTTCTCTTTAAACTTAGCTTTGATTCCATCACGTATTTGCGAGTTCGTAAAGAGCGACCCCTCGGCATTATCAACTTCTTCGACATTGTCTTTATATTTCTTCTCAAGCTCGGCCATCTTGTCCTTGATTTCGAGGCGCTTCTTAGCGTTCTCTACCATCTTGTCGTTGGCCGCCTCAATCTCAGCCGATGATTTAGCAATCTCAATCTGCTTACGGATCGCGTCCGTGGTCATGTTGATTGTGCCAGTCGCTTTATCGTACTGGATATTTAGACCCTCAATACGTGAGTTAAGAGTTTCTGCTGCAGACGCAAGCTCTTTCTTCTGGCTCGCGGTCTTGTGTTCAACAGAGTTTAGTTCGTCGATCTTCTTGACTAATCGCTCGTTGTCCTCGGCTGTAGCTTTGATCTCGTTTCTGCGGTCTTTATAGGCTTCATTGCCTTTATCCACACTATCGTGTAAGTCGTCGAGGGAGCGTTTAAACTCTTCATTTTTAGTCTTTGCTTCCTTGGACGCTTCGCTTTCTTGTGTCAACCACGACACCAGTCCAGCGATAGCACCGACAACCAGGAATACTCCACCAGAAGAAAGAGAGGCCAAAGCCCCAGCTAGTCCGGTAGTAGCACCCGTTGCTACAAGTGAGGTACTGGTCAGAGATACCAGGGAAGTGATAAGCGTACCGATTAGGCTACCGATACCCTTGATAATGGATAGCCCCAGCATAGCTCCTTTAAAGAGTAGTACTGCACCTACGACACCAGCGAATATTGAAATAAGCGGGTCTAATACAGGCTTGAGAAAGCCTAATACACTCACTAGTGACTTAACAACTGGAGTAGCACCACGAATGACACTAATAATCACATTAAATGTGCTATTTACAGCGCCTTTAATACTGTCAAGGTTTTGTGCAATGCTCTTACCAGTCACGGCCTTGCTCATTTTATCAAACTCAGCAATGACATTCGCAATCCCTTTGGCTACCGCATTCACGATGTTACCAAATGAAGTTTTGATACCCTCTGAGTTTTTCTTTGCCATCTCGGCAAAACCGTTTGTGCCTTTGTTTAGTTCAATCAGACGTTTACTAAAATCATCAAACGTGATCTTACCGTCTTGCAGTGCTGAGTAGAAGTCTTTCTGTGCTGATGCACCAGCAAAGCCAAAGGACTCTGCTGTCTTTTGCAAAGCATAAGGCATGGTTTCTTGCAAGGTCTTCCAACTTTGCATATCAACCTTACCAGCAGATAGCATCTGGCTGTATTGTTGCAAACCACGGCTAGCGTCCTCGGTTGATGCACCAGACGCGAGAAAGGCATTATTTAATGCCAGAGTGAGCTTGGTAGACTTCTTCAAGTCCCCAGTCATTGAGGTTAGCTTTTGAGTCGTACCTACAACCGTATCAAGCGTTGTTGGTAGTCCCTCGATACCCTCGGCAAGTAGCTTGGTAGATGATGCTACATCTTTTGACGAGTGCCCGAGTGATTTCATCACTTTCGGGAACCGTTGCAAGGTATCGAATCGGTCAATAGCCTTATCCATTGACTGACTGACAAGGTTCATTGCAGAGCTTACAGCTTTAAAAGCTACCGCACCGACTGAGAAGTTTTTGATCGCGTCTTTGATCTTTTCAAAGCCTTTAGCACCCTGCCCAGCTTTGTCACCGCCTGCCTTGGCGTCTTCACCAGCCTTTTTAAAACCAGCACCGCCCCCTTTGGCTTCCTCGCCAGAGGCTTTCACTTTGTGACCGGCCTGTTTAAAGCCTTCACCGCCAGAACTAGCCTCATTGCTAGCTGACTTGATTTTGTTTGATGCCTGTTTGAAGCCATCTCCAGACCTTTGGGCAAGATCAGAACTTTCCTTAACTTTCTCACCGGCTTGTTTAAAGCCGTTTCCAGAGCGTCCAGCTAGATTTGAGCTTTCCTTGATCTTCTCGCCCGCTCGTTTAAAGCCATTCCCAGACTTAGAGGCAACCTCTGAGCTTTCTTTGATTTTCTCACCAGCGCGACGAAAGCCGTTACTTGAGGTTTCGGATAGCTTTGCACCCTCGGCCATACGGTCACCAGCGCGTTTAAAACCTTGTCCAGCTCTTAGAGCCTTGTCACCAGTCGCTTGGATACCATCGCCTGCGTTTTTGACACCTTGACCCGATCTACGGGCTTCTGACTCTAAACGCTTCAAGGCATCTGATAGCTCTGTAAGTTTGCGCCCATTTACCTGGACGTCAATTACAATTTTTCCATCTGACATCTATTCATCTCCCTCCTTTCCGTCTAATCTATATTTGTTTTGTAGCCGTCTCATTTTTGCCTTATACTCGCTACTATCGTTCTTAGAGGGCTTCCAAGACCGTATCTCTACCAATTGAGATACAGCCGTTCCCTCTGGCATACCGTTTAGTAACGCGATAAATTCGGGCCATGTAAGCCGGCCTTGTGCTTCAAAGAGGTTGATGTTATACGTTTGCACAAAACTAGCGTATATTTCCTGCGCGTCTACTTCAAAATCAATCAAACGTGTATCATCTTCTTCGTCCTTGGCTACTGGCATAGGATTTCCGTTCCGGTCATAAATCACGCGCTCTTTTTTAGTTTTTAAAAAATGCTCGTCGATATATCCCCATACGGCCACTATGTCCTCTGGGTTATCCAAGGCTTCGTCCGTCATCATTAAAACTGCTGTGCGCATCTTCTCGAGATTATTCATAACCTCATTGTCAAACATCTCAAAGACATCTAGCACCAGATCAAAGGAGCAGTCCACTTCATAGGTGCGCCCGTTTAATTCAAAGGAGTTCTGTATAGGCTCATTTAATTTCATGAGCAATCCTCCTTGTTATTTTTTGCTGGTCTTTTTTGTCTTTTTGGCTTTTGCTTTTTTGACAAAAGACTCAGCAACCGCACCAGATGCTTTGGCCCGTTCTTGGCCTAGACGGTCAAGCTCAGCACCCAGCAAGGTATCTACCTCATCAAATGCATGATCCAAAGCGTCAAGGTCTGGATAACGTTCGTAGAGCTTGGCAAAGGTACCATCACCGAATAAGACATCATATTTAATCTCCGTCATTTTCTTCTGCATATCAAATGCTTCGTCAATAACTCGCTTGTTAACGATTCCTTCTTTAAGATCGTCAAACTCTCCGTTATTTGAGCGCTCAATCAGCTCTAACTGATACTTGTTAAAGCGTTCTGTGATATTTTCTTGGAGCGTAGCAAGGCGCGAGATATTCTCTAGTGATGTATCAAACTGGAGCTCGATTTCTCCGATGTTGATAGGGATATAATTGCGTTTTAATTCGATTGAAATAGGCATGATTTCCTCCTTTATGCACAAAAAAGAGCGTCCCAAAATGGAACGCTTTTACTTTTACTATTAGCCTACGACTGCAGTAGTTTTAGGAAGTGAGTTGTAAGAGATCTTACAAGAGAATTCCTCGTAGTTTGCAGCAGCCCCAGAGCCGGCCTTGATTGCTGACACGGTAGCAATTCCGACGTGTTGGTTCTTACCGTCCGAATCTACCACTTTATGCCAAACAAGGCGGTCGTTACCGAGTTTGTACTTCAACCCAGCGATAAGAGCCATTGCTTCATCTTCTTTGTCGTAGGTACCTTTGAATGTGTATGATCCTTTTACAGATGTTACAGTAGTTTCTTCTGTACCGTCGCCGTCGTAGTAAGCGACTGATGTAGTAGCTTCATCTGTATCATCTTCCACATCTTCGATCCATTTCGCAAGCTCTTTGTAGGCTTCTTTTGCTGGTTCAGTCTTTGAATCAGTGACTGGTGCGATAAAATGCCCGCGTAGGGCGTTCTTTTGACGTGCCATGTATTACACTCCTTTATTGTTTAGAATTGTTAGGTTTGCAGTGATATCCTGCAGATAAATATAAAAACCCTGCTCGTCCCGTTCGTTTAAGGACGGCTGGGTAGTAGTTAAGTTATTAAAAATATATGAGTTGTTTTGACTCGGTAAGACCAGATCAAATTCAGATAGTGCCTTGTTGATTTCCCAAAGGCACTCACTAGCGACTTGCTGATTCTTTACCTTGACTGCGATTTCAAAGACTAGAGTCACGTCTCGCGAGCCGTCCATATAAACGCGCTCAACCTTACCGCCTGGTAGTGGGTATAGGACCAAAGAGTCCAGCTCACTTAAAAAGTCAAGTTCACAAGCAAGCGGTAGACCGAGGGTGTTGATAAAATCGCGCAAAACAACGTTAAAGTCATTGTTACTTTTCATTTATTAAACCCCATTGCTTTCAATCCAATTTCTGCCCACTTATTCCCGTGGTTAGCTGAGGCCTTTAAGTCCCAGCGCTTCCCAGTTCCAGGGGTCGTGTACTTGCTAAAGCTAAAACTGCGGTACTTGTTATAAGCACCACCGTAAAACTGGGCGCGTGCGTATGGTGTATTATAGATAATCTGAGAGCCGTTACCTGCCACATGACCGCTAGATCTTAACGGGCCATGTAACAAAGGTACATAAGGCTCCATATCTAGTAACGCTTGGTTTGCGATTTCTAGCTGTGCCTTACGCGCTGACGCTTGCGATGTTTTCCGTGTTGCTCCGCTCAAATCTATCGTTACATTGATTCCCATCACATCACCTCGATTTCGTAGCAAAAGACTTTGCGGTTGAATGGTTCGTAAACAGGAATGATCTTGTTTACGATGTATTCATCGTCGCCATCTTTTACAATCGAATTGCGAAATGACGAATCAATCTCAACGTTGCAATAGCGAGGATATACGAAGATAACACCAGGCGCTCTAAATGACGGGTTCTTCTGTCCGGACGGGTTATTTACTGACCCTGGACCGTCAAAGTTACGGTCAAAGCGTACTGGACTCAATAAAATCGGGTAGGAGAATTCTTCTTTCCCCCACCCGTCTTTTTCGCCCGTAGGTTTTGAGATCGTTACTGAGTCTACAAGCGTTCGTTTATCAATAACGACCATAATCCACCCCGCTATACAAGAATCCAGCCGATTTAAGAGCATTAAACGCGTCAAGGGATAGATTATATCCCGATGCTGTTTCAGACGCTTTAGAGCCGTTATTTGAGCCATAGGATACCGATGTACGTCCTAGTGTTGTACTTGATATCGTCTGCTTATCCTCGGCTGTTAAAATGCCCGTACTGTCCAGATATTGAATCTGGTAAGCCACGGCAAGTTTAACTGCCTTTTTACGAATTTTATGATCTTTGTCGAAGTCATGAAATTCGTAAAAATGACGGATAAAGAGGTCAATAGCCAGCTCCGCTCGTTTTAGTAGCTCATCAAATTCGCATGTACTTTCAAAACCTAACTCACGATATTCTTCATGCGTTAAGTATGCCATGATACCTCCTATTCAGAGGCCACTTTTTGGGCCACGGTTTCGCTATCAGAAACAAGCTCCAACCACTCCTCACCAAACGCGAGGTTTGTTCTTTGGTTGATTTCTTCTGCTTCTACAGTCGTCAACTCGTAGACCTTGCCCTCGTCAAAGTTTTGGTCTGTTGACTCGATCAAAAAGTTACAAGTAGCTTTATATTTTGCCATTCGTTACTCCTTGATTTCGTAACCGCTAGTAACAAAAGCAGATACTAGATTGGGGTCAGTGATGGTAAAGGTTACATCGTCCTTTACCAAAACCGTCGCAACCTGTTCAGTTACCGCTTCTGTTTTAGTTGTTTTTGTTTCTTCTGCCATACGTTACTCCTTACGCAGTCTTGTGAACGTAGATCGCTTTCTTCTTGCTGTCAAGGACAAAGGCATCGTAACGGATACGACCTTCTACAAGGTAGCCGTTGATTCCTGGTGGGTTATCGTGGATCTTGTAGTCTTCGAGTTTAACAGGAGAAGTAGTTGCAATAGGGTGCGCAATAACAAATGCTACGTTTTCTGGCAAGCGAGAAGTAGGTGTCAAGATAACAGGCAAGCCGTCGATAACTCCCACTTGACCCTTAAACGCTACTTCTTGACCGAGGTCAGAGTTCTTCACGAATGATGGATCAAGTTTGATGAGTTTGTAAAACTCAGGAGATACGTGTAGTTTACGTCCTTCTTCTGGCACAAGCGCATCAGTCAATTTAACTTGACCGTCAAGCACCGCTTCATAAGCGTTGTTTTTAGTTACTGCGCCAGTTTTAACATTGGCTGTATCAGCACCAGCAACGACTTTGCCGAAGCGGTAAGTGTCGACTTCTGGAATGATAACTTCTGAAAGTTGACGTGCAAGAGCTTTGCCTGCTTCCATAGCTCCGTTTGTATCTTGGACTGAGCGTTTGTCGATGGTAAACGTGAATGAACGGTCTTTAGTAAGCGTCAATGTTTGTACATTGTTTTCCAATTCAGCAGCCGTACCGTAACGGGTGTTACCAGTAAGGGCGTAGTCGTTCATTGCTGTTGTTGGGATTGAATAAACTTTAACAGTGTCTACACCGGTAAAGTCGTAGTCAGAGTTGACGATACCAGTTGAGAGTGCTTCTTTGGCAAAGCGCTCATCTACTTTAGCATCAAATTTTGCTGCATAGTTAATAGTCATATAGGCTTATCCTACTTTCTTTTATTTTTTAAATGCTGTCAAAGCCAGCAAATAGAGCTTTATCTTCCGGGCTGAGGTCGCTATCACCACCAGCGGACGGATTGCCACCAAGCGCAAACTTTGGCTGTGGTTCTTGTGGTTCTTCCTTTGTCACAAAAAGGTAAGGGCTTGATTCTTTTAGACCGTTGATAGTTTCTTCTAGTTTTGGCTTGCCGTCTTCTGCAAGCTCGATCTTGTCAAGATCAATAAACTTCATAAGGTCTTCGGAGTTATGCGCTCCCACGTCTTTCAAAGCCAATGCAACCGCGTTGGTTTTCTTAACTTGCGCAAGGTTAGCTTCATTCTCGGTCTTGTAGCTTTCAAATTGAGCTTGTAAATCTTCCAATTGTTTCTTGGCTTCTTCACTAGCTCCCTCTTTGGCTTGTAGGTCTTTGATAGCTTGGTCCCGTTGCTCAAGTTGTGTTTTTAAGCTGTCGTTTTCTGCTTGTACCTCGGACTTGGCTTCTTTGATTGCTGACCCGTACGCTGCCATAATGCGCTCAATAGTTTCCTTGTCCTCAATACCTGCATCAACTAACATCTCACGTTTTAAACTCATGTTTAAAACTCCTTTCTGTTTTACGTCCAGTAGACGATTTTGACGGTTTACGTCCGTCAACGAAAGCGCCCAGCGGGTAACGATCCCGCAGATAAGTAAGAAAAAAGGAGGAAATCACCTATCCATCCAGAAAGGGCGCAAAATAAAAAAGGCTATAAAAGCCTTTATTCTTCCATACCGCTTACAAAACCTTTGAAAGCTGCCCGCGATATATCTTTTTGACGTTCCAAAAATGTTTTTTTCTTTCTAAACAAAATCTTTTCCAATAATTTAACAGCCTTATTCATCAGCGTTTTCTCCTTTTGGTTTAAAATACCTTTCCCTTGCATAGTCACGATGCAAGAAAGGTTTGTCCGCAATATAATCTCGCAAGGTTGCTTGTTGGTCTCTAATTTTAGTTTTAAACTTACTGATAAGTTCCTGGTCGCCCAGCTTCTCGGCTACGTGTAACTTCTCCTTAGACTTGCGAATAGATCGCTCGTATGCCCTTTGCTTAGATTGAGCATTAGCATTTCTTATAGCTTCTTCCTGCGTTATATTCTTAACGTCCGGTCCTAGTTCTGGTAGTTCGTTTATGCCAGGTACAAACGGGGTCAGCATGTGTCCGCAGTTGATACCAAGACAGCCACCAGGAGTGCCGTAACCGTGATCCGCAAGAGATAGAATACTGATACCGTGTTCTTCCCTTGCTGGGCCATAGGTTACGATATGGTGCTGTAAGGGAGCGCAAGCCTCGCGGGCCGTTGCTTTCTTGGAATAATAAAAGGTATCAATTCCCAGCTCGTCCGCTGGCATCGTCCGCATCTCTCGGTAGCTACGCATGACAGTAGTTTTAATAACCGTTCTAGCGTAGTTGTCCACTTTCCAATAATGTCCACCGCGATCAATAAAGTCCTTGAAACCTATCTCTTGCCATTTCATGACAGTTTGAGATACAGCCTTATCATGAGTTACTAGTCCGACCACTTGACGGGCTACGATTTCCTGGACCATTTGACGGTATACGTCTGTAACGATCCATGGAAGTGTGGTATTAATCAAGTTACTGATATCACCGTGCGACTGTTCGAAATATCCAGCCAGCAACTCCTGCGCGTGCTTAGAATTGCCAAAATCACCACCTCCGAGGTCGTCTATGAGCTGTTCCTTGGTAGTCTGATAGATTTTAAAGCCCTCGTCTTCAATGACCTTTCTGAGCTGTTCACGGCCTATTTTAGAGTAACGGGCTATTGTGTCCAGGTTCTGCTCATTTAGCATGTGCATTTGGCTCATTCGCTCTAACTGCCAGATATAAGGGTTATCTGCCAGCGATTCAGCACCACGCTCTAACAACCTATCAACCACCTCATCGAATAGGTCACGCGCCATTTGATGATAGATATCACCGACTTGTGAAGCGCGCAACTCTAATTGCTCCTCGTTAAATAATACCGGGTACTTGTTACGCGCCATTTACTCACTCTCCATAAATATCAACTTCGCTGGTGCTACGCTCTAACTCCATGCTCTCCGCGGTCTCTTTTTTGATGTCCGCAAGCATTTGTTTAGCTTCCTGGTCTGACAAGCCCAGCGCTTTTGAAATAGCGTACTGCTTACTAACAAGGCCACTTAATAGGGCTTTAGCGTAGTAGTCCAGCTCATTATTCTTATCAACAAAGACACCATCATCAAGGTTTACCGTGATATCGTCCATCTCTGGAATAGGACCGCTATACAAGCCGTATAGCTTACCAATCTCACAAATAGAAATCACAAGCTCTTTGATAGATTGATCTACAAGGCTCACGATGCTGTTTCTTAACTGGTATGTGTCAGAGTTCTCTGATACAACCTCAGTCGCAGTCTTCATGCTCTTGCCATCAAACGTAAACATTCCAGGCGATACTCCAACCTGCATCTCAAACAATGCAAGGCCCTCGTTGATTGCCTTGATATAGTCGTCCGAACGGATAGGAGTAGTAAGGTCTGTAATGTTGATAGGTGTATCTTTACCGCCGTCAATCTGCTCGTAAACATTCTGTTCTGGATCAAATTCGCGCGTGACTAGATCGGTATCTCCGTGATGGTCAAACCCGATCCGGACAGTTTGGTCTGGTACTAATACGCGCCGTTGGCCCATTCGTACTTCCCACTTAAACTCATCATAAGTTGTATTGATAAAGTCAATAGTACTCTTGGCATTATCAAAGATAGACAAACCCAAAGGGCTGTTAATATCTTTGTTATTCATTCCAGGGGGCTTTAGGTAAGTAAATAAAGGCCGTGTGAGCCCGTCAAGCGTTACTTCTTCCTCAAGGTCCTCATATACTTCAGATAGTGGCACACGGTCACCAACGCGCTCCTTTTCGTTCGAGCGATACAGCTCGTTAGTGATTGTATACTTGCCGTCTTTGGTCCATTCGTGCAATTCGACCAAGGTATAGTAGACTGTTTCCTTGCCTACTGTCTTTTGGCTCTTGTTGATAATCGCTGCAGCCGATACGTCCTGCGTGTTAGACTGCAATGGATAAAATACAGGGGCTTGTACGAATGATATCTTGATCTTGTCGTCGTCAACGTATGGACGCATAGCAAGACCGCCCAAAGCCAAACAGCTCTCAAGGTATCGCTCAAAGTTCTTGTTAAACCGGTCATTTAATAAAACAGTCTGGATAAATTCGTTTGTTGTTCCGTTTGCCACGCTTATTTCTGCCTGCTCGTTGAATACCAGGCTGGCAATCTTCTTGCAAGCCGTGCGTGCAATAGGCAAGTGGTTTCTCGTCCGTTGTTTATCAACCCGGTTAGAATTGCGGTAGCGGATAGGGTCCCACTTACTCTGATAGTATTTCAAGTTTTTTTGAATACGATCGTATTCGTCCTTATTAATTGCGATTTTAGGATGTTCTGTGATATTGCCTAGTGATTGGCTTGTCATTACATATTTACCCCTCTTAAATATATTTTTTAGTGATTGTAAGATACTCATTTCAAACCTTTCTTAGGCTTTTAATCTTAATAGTTGTGCGTTGTCTACGATCATATACTGAAATGCGTCGCAAGTGTGATCGTCTTCTTTAATGACTTTCGGATCATCGTCCTTGACCGTTTTCTCGTCCCACTGATAACGCTTGTGCTCCTCGATAAAATACTTGAGGTTGTTTTCTGTTGGGAAATAATAAAAACGACCATTCGCAAGTAGCGACTGGACGTACTCTGTCATTATGATTTTCTTTTTCTTCGCTACCGGGTGCCAGCGAATGCCGAAGTCTTCTAAATACTGGTTTCTCAATGCTCCCTCCGCACTATCTATAGTCATTTCAATTACTGGTACATTCGGGTATTTTTGCGTCTGTTTAACAACAAAGTCATGAAGTTCTTTAGACAAAACACTCGGAGCTTTCTTCTTAACCTTGCCCGCTGGACTGTAGTAGTAATTATCCACAAGATAGAGATTGGATCTGTTAGTAACCACAGCATGCAAGCAAGTAGTTGCTGATTGCTGGTGTCCGGTATCCGCTGCGAATAACTGACCTATGACACGTTCACCATCTGGTATCTTATCTACGCGTTTAAACAAATCCATGTTATACACGTTTGTACCAAGGCCCACCGGCTCACCCAGGTATAAATATCTGTAGTAGTCGTAGTCGTTAGTCTTTATACGCTCTATCTCGTCCAGCATTTGCTCGGTTACAAAGCCCAGCTCATCGTCCAGATAGCTTGATTCGTGTATCAAATACTTCTCAGCAGTCCGCAATGAATCAACCCACTCATTGATCCAATTGTAAGGGTTGCGCGGTGGGTTATACGACCAAAAAAACTGCACAAATGGATAGTCCGGGTGTTTCTGACGCATGAAAGTACTGTTTGACTGGTCAAATTCTTCCGAATCAGCAAACTCGGCTGCTTCCTCGTACCATACAGCAATAACCTTTCCGACCTCATTTGATTTCAGTTTCTGGAAATCGTCCTGGCCGTAGAAGTGAAACGTCGAACCAGTCCGTCTATGTACGATCTTATATGGGCTTTTAGTTCGTTTGAACTGATTAGCCATGCCAAACTTATCAAGCGCCCAAATTATCTTCTTATAGACACTATCAAAGATTGTGTTACCAACTTTACGGACTATAATAATCTCTACGCATTGCCCCTGGGTTATTGCTTTAATCATCATAAAGACAAGCAAAAGAGAAATTACTGAAGACTTAAAAGAGTTCCGCCCACCTTTTAAAATGTTGTAAGGCTTTGCTGACCGCCATACCTTGTAAAACTTAGGATTGATCTCTTTACTTAGTTTTATAGTTGGCTTAGTCGTTCGGGATATCGTCGATGATGAGAATTGACTCATCAGCACCACCTCCCGCCTCGTCTAATGCCTGGGCTTTACGTTTATTCTCAAGCTCAAGAGCCTTGATACGTGCCTTCTGTTCTTTCTTATCAAGCGAGTCTTTGGTTCCCTCATTGCTGTTCATTTTAGCTAGAAGCTCAATCGCTCGCATATTTCCTTTCAGTGCTTGTTGTAATAGTTTTACCGCAACCGCTGATTGGTTCGTCGCGCTCAACCCTTTTTCTTCAAGCATTTCTTTTAGCTGAGGGTTGAAAACTTCCATTGACAAAACTTCATCAATTTTCTTTTTAAAATCAGCTCTTTCTTTTCTCACTTTTCCAGAGGCAATACCGCCTTTCCGCTGGATTTCCCTTTGCTCGCTCTTTGTTCGCTTGTTAAGCGGTATCAAGTTTTCTTCATTAGCCATCGCCTCACTTCCTTACTCTAAAATAAAAAAAGAGAAACAATTATTTCTCTTTTTTATAATATTTTATATGATTGTGGGATTTTCCCACTTGAATCTATTTCCTTATAATCTATTGGTTCTTCAAAAATAGTTACATTGTCAATTTCAATCGCGACGGCTTTGTTTCTCCCAAAATAATATTCATCAAAAATTTCTTTAGTAATACTCGCCTTTTCTTTTGTTTTTTCCCAAATTTTTGACGGTTCATCTTTCAAAATTTCCTTTATAGTAAAAAAGCCAATTACTTTACCAACTGGTTTTGTCGAATATATATAACATTTTTGAGGTATTTTTCTTAAAAATGATTTTCTATATTCAAATCGTTTTTTGCCGTTCACGATTTCTTCTACAAATTTTGGTTTTATTGATATAATAGCTTGCATAGTGATATTTCCTTTTCATTTTATTATAAGTTGTCTCTTTTAAATGTCAAAACTTTTTAATAAAAAGAAAGCTAGCTATTTTAACATTTACTCTTGCATTTCTTGCCAATTCTTTAATCCCAGTTGTAGATTTTTTGCCTTTAGCATAAGACTTCAATTCCCAATTATTACTTTTGTTTAATGCATAAATCAAATTTTTTGCGCTTGTAACAATTCGAAAATCAAGCCCATCATCAACATATATGCAAGCTATTGAATTCAAGAATTTCGTTCCCAAACCAATTCCTTGATAATCAGGCAAAATTACTAATCTAGTAACTCTTTTTATTTTTTTGTTTTTAGGATGTGGAAAATGTATAACTCCTATAAATCCAATTATTTTATTTTTATCATACAATCCAAAACATCTTGCCGAATTTACAATATCTCCGTTTAAATAATGATAACGTCTAAAATTTCCCCACTCTGCAACAGAACACTTTCTAATTTCAAATTTTTTTTTGCGTCGTGGGGGAATTGAAAAACCTGTTGCATATTGTTTGTATTGAAACACCAATCTGGTTGCAAAAATTCAATAACGTCATGGTGACATCCAACTGCAACAAATTTTTTATTTGGATATTTTTTTAGAGCTTTTTTTAAGGCTATACAAATAACTTCAGCAACTTGTCTGTCTACAACACTAGTAAATTCATCAAAAACCACAAAATCTTGGGTCAGTATTTTTCTTGCCAAATCTACTCGCATTTTTTCGCCATTTGACAATACACTATACGGCTTTAACCATGAAGGAACACTTCCAAATCCTACAGCATAAAACATTTTTTCCAATTCTTCAGTATTTTCGCACGGTATGCAATCAATTACAGGAATTTTTTCCGGATAAACAAAATCATCTTCCATTTGTTCTCTATATAATTCATTTGCAATGGTGCTTTTCCCTGTTCCACTTCCTCCCACAATAAGTCCTATTTGCCATTTTTTTGGATAAACAATATTTCCCACAAAACGTTCTTCAACATGTTCTTCACCAACATCAAAATCTGCCATAATTTTAGAAACTTTAAATGTTTCTTTTAATGCGCCTTTTTTTACAATATCGAAACTCGGCATTTTATTCCTCTTTTTTGAAATTCGTTATATAATTTTTCTAACTCATATTCAGTATTTGCTTCTACAATCAAAACAGATTCATCTTGAATCTCTTTAAAATCTGTATTTTCATCAACATCAAAATTCGTTTCTTTTGGAATTTCAAATCCAAAATCGGTCATATCAACATTGAAAATATCGTCTAACTCTATTTTCAAAATATCAACATCAAATCCAGAATTCATTGTTAGCTTATTATGGACGAGAATATAAGCTCGTTTTCGTTCTTCACTCATGTGAGATAGACGAATGACTTCCACCTCGTCAAAGCCTAATTCTTGCAGGGCTTTATATCGTCCGTGGCCCTCAATGATAACATTGTTTTCGTCAATCGCGATAGGATCGTTGTTTCCAAATTCCTGGATTGACTTTTTGATTTGTTCAATCTGTTCGCGAGGGTGTAGTTTCGCATTGTTCTCATATTCAGTTATTTCTGAAATTCTGATTTTTTCTATTTCCATTTTTTCTCCAATCACCAAAAAAACGCACCATTAAAATGCACTTTTTGGAGTTATCATGTGATGTTTTTTATAGCCAGGACGGGAATCGAACCCGCATTTACAGTTAATAGTCCGCCACTCTACCGTTGAGTTACCCAGCAACCTCATAAGGAGATACCCAAATGGCGCAGTTCCTATCTGCATCATCTGATAATACTATAATACCACTCAATACAGCGCTTTTACTGTCAACTTTCTTTCAATTATCTCCCAGAAATCTGTATTCAAGCAATTCCCCAGCTTTGTACGCTTCTGCAAACTCTAACAATGCCCGATCAAGCAATCTATAGTATTCACTTTCCGAATACCCAAGGCTTGGATAAATAGCCTTGTCTTGTCTAAATCTCACTCGGCAATATCGCTCAATCAAAATCTGCGATAGATTGAGATCAGACAGTCTATTAATAGCTGATGCCATAAGTTCCAGTTCTTGCTGGGCGCTTACCCGTCTTATAACCATTTGTTCAATTTGACGACTGGGGGAACTTGGGGCGCTCTTCGGTTCCAGGGAGTAAGTAGCTGTTACTTTCGGACTGTATTCTTCACCAGCTATCCTCAAAAGTACGCGGTAGTTCTTTAGGGTATTATCTGCGTTCTCCTTTGTTTTGTTCTTTAGCACTTCACCAAAAAGCATTTAATCCCACCCTTCCATTTCAAAGATCAAATCTAACGTCTCTAATTTCCGTCTTAATCGTCGTTCTCGCTTGCGTTCTTCGTTCCGCTTATAATTATGATTATCTCTATAGAATCGCTCAACCAGGTCCTCGCTAGACCGTCCTGGGCCTACTTTATCAAGCGACTCTTTCATGCACTCGTAGAGCAGATCAGTTTCCACAAAACCAACAAACTTCGCGATAATTGCAGATGATGGCATTCTGTTCTCTTTCTTATATTTTTCATAACGCGCTCCGTCTTGGTAAGCATTATGACTTTTCGCGACTTTAAAAAAATCATAGATAGAGTCAAACTCAGATATCGCCTTGTCTGCTTCCTGGAAAAATTCTTTTTTCAATTCCATCATCTTCCCCAGTCTTAATCGTGATTAGCTCAGCATTATTCATAATACTGTCCATAATGAACTGACACAATTCTTCTGGTGTCATGTTATCCTCCGATGCCGTTCTCATCTGCCACCTCCTGTAGTTGCTGAGCCATACGTGAATTATAATCATTGTTCAATTTGTTTATAATCACGTCTTGCATGATATTTTTTTCTTCGATTTTTTCAATATCGTTCTTTTGATTTCTGATTGTCTGTTGTAGTTCGCTGTTGCTCGTCTCAAGCACCCGGACCCGTCCGTTAAGGTTGACGCATACCACGAATAAGACGAAGAACACAAACGCGACATTTGCGCATACTAGCTTTATATTATTCGTCATTTCACCCACCATTCATCTCCCACATTTAATTTCCGTGCGTTCATTCGTCCACTGCTTACATTAAGATCTTCATTCTGTCCCGTTTTAAATTCAAACGTGTGTCCGTCAAAAACAACATTCCCGTTGTTGCTTTTTAATTCTTTGAAAATCAACTGATTCTTAGTATATGGGTATCTGTTTGGTCGTGTCATTGTTTTTCCTCCTCATAAAGTAAATTCATATCAAAACCGCTCTCAATAAATCTGTGTGTGAGTTCTTTGTTAATACCATTTCCTAAGCAGTGATAGACTACATCTACATTAATATTTGCACCTAAATATTTTTCTAAACGTGTGCGATTTTCTACATAGAAAGCAATATTTCTCTTCTGTTGCTGATAAGGTCTAGCTTTGGCAATATCCCTAGTGCACCACATCAAGACTTTTTTGATTATGTCTCTCTTTGTACCACAGCCAACGAGAGAAAAGTATGTATTGGTTTTAGGTATAAGAATTACTTCAAGGTTGCGATTGATGTAAGAGCCGGGGAAACAACACAGTAATTTCTCTAATTCTGAAACAAACTGTTCGTTCATTCTGTTACCTCCAACAATTCGGGATTTTCCAGCGAGTTCCCGATAATCTCAAACTTATAATAAGAGAGATATAGCGGTTGCCATTCTGTCGTTCTATTTTTCAATTCGTCTACAAACCCGTAGATAAAACAAGCATAAGAACCATGCCATTTAACAATAACTTTTCTGCCATTATAATCAAGGATATCTTTTTCAAAAATCTCCTTACCATTCTTATCTTTGAGTCCTGTTGATTGCATGAGGTTAAGGTCGTTATTCACAATCCATTCGCCGGCAACGCCGTCCTCATCAATAATCCAAATATTGCCATCGCTGACCATTACTTCGTCTGGCTGATACATACGACATAACGAACCGCTATCCCACGCTCTAAATTTTGGAATCATCTTTTTACCTCCGATTTCTTAACAAAGCCTGTTCAACACCATACAATGAGCCTATATCTGCAATGAGTGTACGTGGAATCTGAGCGTCATGCGCTTTAAGACATATCTGGCCTTTCTCAAAATCCACATAAGCCACTTCGTCAATGTCTATATATTCTTTAATCCAACCATATCTTGTGAACGCGTTTACAAACACACTATTGCTCATTTTTCCACCTCCTCAATCTCAATCCCCGGGCAATCAAACACCCAGCCAAAGTCGTCATCTTCTAATTGTTTACGGGTGTGCTTGGTTCTGCACCCACCGATTTCGGCTTTTGATTCCAAAAAATATTCTTTGGATAGTAAACCTTTATTAAGATAGCAACCATATTCAAAAACACCTTTCACTCTAACCAAATACCGCTTCTTTTTCTCGACCTCGTAGCCGTCAAGCCATGCACGAGCGAACGTTTCTATATTATCGTTGAACCATTTTCGGAGATCTTTATTGTCTTCATAAGCGACATCGTCCATCGCTTCTTGCAGATCCCAGTCAGTTGCTTTGGTATATTCGATATAGTCTGCAACGATCTGCGGTACTGTGACTCTTTGCGGTTCGTCTAGTCGTTTCAGATCTTTCAAAACTTCCTCATAAGCCTCCGTTTTGTAGTAATCTCCATAGACTTTATGGACTTTATTCAGAGAGCTTTTATATTTTTCAATCAACTCTTGTTTATTCATTTCAAATCCTCCTCTTTCACAAACGTTCCATCAACCCAGCGACCTTTCCGGTCCTTTATCTCGTTGTAAGCTAGCTCGAAGCAATCCACGAAGTCATAGTCAAGTGCCTTACTAATAGATTTAAGATAAGCCATCGCACGCACTAGATTATGACGGCACATGTCTTTACTCGCCAAATCCTGTGATAGTTGGAACTCACTGATGTTGGCATTTAGCATTTTAAAACTTTCCATTGCTTCTTTGGGTCTAACACCATCTGCGATCTTAAATATACTGTGTACATCTTTCTTGATTAATAATGCAAGTCCTACAATCACAACCGCACAATCACCAATACTATCCTTAGTCAGCTTCTCATTTTGCTTGAGATATCCAGCGCATAGCTCGCCAAATTCCTCACTTAATTTAAGAGCCTGCTTGTCCAATCGTCCACCGTGTTCAAGGTCACGGTCAATAAACCATTGTCTGGTAAGCTCAGTTAGTTCCTCGATTTTATCAATATTCATCTATCAAATCCCCCTCGATTTCCTTTAATTTCTTGTCTATGGCTTTAATTTCCTTGTGTAGCCATTCGCGATAGTTCGCGCTGTAGTGATGCCCTCGCGTATTGCTGATTGTTTTAAGCTGTAGTTCCTCGCTCAGCCGTTTCTCATAGATACGCTTGGATCGCAGTAAGTTGTCTTTCTCCATATCAAATGCCTTTGACTTCCCAGATATTCAATTCTATTTTGTAGTTTTTGTTCTCGGACAAGCCACCATGTTCAAAGCTCACCCGTTTAATGATGTTGAAATTATCGTCCGTCCAGATTTCTGCATCTGTCAGACCGTCCAATAGTGCTTTGGTTGTGGGCGACCAGTTCGGAGGATCGTACTTGCGCTTGGTTGGTGCATATACGATCACTCTGACCTCGCACGGCTTATCTTCCGTGTACGGTAGTCCGAAATAGTCCTTTAACACGTTCATACCCTCATAGTGGGCCAGCTCCCGCAAGAATCGTGTGATCTTGCCTTTTTGTTGAAAGTGTAGCCGATCATTCGCAGATATCATCTGCTTGCGGTTTAGTTCAAATTTTAAAATGATTGGTTCATTCATTTTTGATCCTTAAAATAAAGTTAGTTGCTGTTTAAAATCTGCCAAAGTAAGTCCGATTGATTTCAGATCATTACTAATAGCGGTTAGGTCGTTAGTAATAATCACTTTATTCAATTCCCTCGAATACCGCTGTGTCTGATATCCGCCCAAATCATCTTTATCCCAGATATCTTGTATAGATTTTATTTCTGGGTATTCTTTGGAAAAGTGTTCTTCAATCCAAGTCATAGTACTGTCAACTCATAGCCTTTTATTTTTGCTCCTCTTTTTATTTTCTCGCTTACATATCCGTGGCTTCTTCCAAGAAATTCACTTGCTTCTGACATACTGTTAAAATAATGTTCCGTATTGCTTGACAAATTTTTCAAACTTATCTTTTTATTCGTACTCATTAAGCCAGTGTCAAAAGCGTGTTTTTGATTTTCTGATCTAGTCGTCCACTCAAGATTTTCTTTTGAATTATCCAACGGATTCCCGTTTTTATGATTTACAAAATCTTTATTTTCTGGGTTTGGAATAAATGCAGATGCTACCAATCTACTCACAAGGTAGGTTTTCATCTCTCCGTCTTTCCACAATTTCACCCGTTTATCGCTGTGACTGCTCCTAATTCGTTTTTGGATCTGCGGCTTGAGTTCTCTACGTTTCCAAACACGCTTTCTGATTCTTCCGTGCCAGTTACTATAAGTTATTTTTCCCTCGCACGTCCAAATCGTACCGTTAGAACACGCTTCGTAGATACCCTCATACCCTTTTATCGGTTTAAATTCCATTTAAACTCCTTCCTTAAAACGGTAGCGAATCATCATCAATAGTAAACGGCTCTGCCTGCCGTCCAAAATCTGGCTGGCTGTACCCTTGCGATTGCCCAGCTTCACGGTCTTTGCGACTTTCCAAAAGCTGGAAGGTTTCTGCTACAACCTCAGTCACATATACACGCTGGCCTTGCTGGTTTTCGTAGCTTCGTGTCTGAATACGTCCCGTGATCCCAATCAAAGCCCCTTTCTTGGCCCAATTTGCAAGATTTTCTGCTTGCTGTCGCCAGATCACGCAGTTAATAAAGTCTGTTTCACGTTTTCCGTCTTGGCCTTTGAAATTGCGGTTAACAGCTAGGCTAAAAGTAGCTACTGCTTGATTGTTTGGAGTGTAGCGTAATTCTGGGGTTTTTGTAAGTCTTCCGACAAGTACGACATTATTTAACATCTATTAGTTTCCTTTCAATTTTCCTAAGAGCATTTCTGCTTGTTCTACTTGCGATTGCTTAATCTGCTTGTAGTCTGCCACTTTTAAGTGTTGCAAAAACCATTTAGCGATTGAGCCATCTTCTATCCCTTTCGCTTCTGCGATAGTAGCTATCTCTTTCAAATAGCGGTTAGCTTCCTCTACTGAAATAACGGGTTCATCTTGTTTTTTTGCCGGTGCTTGTTTTTTCGTTTGTGGTGCTCGTCCACTTTGGATATAATCGGCATCCGTGTCAGCATCTTTGCTATCGTCAATCAAAAACATTTGACTGAGTGCGTACTTAGTAGCATAGCTTTGCGCACCGCCAGACACTTGAGAAGCATCCATACCTTTTTTTGTGCGTTCTTCCCTTGCTCGTCCGGTAACTGTAATCACGTTGTCGCCATCCCAATCCATGAGTGAAACAGTAACTTTTGTGATAAGTTCGCTTGCTAATTCTTCAGTCGTTACCTCTGAAATCAAGCACGTTGCACGATATTTTAAACAGATAGGCTTCAACGCTTCTTCAATATCTTCAGCATTGCGATAGTTGTATTTTCCGAATGAGTTATACTGATTTTTAGGCGCTTTTAATTCGTTTTGAATATTCGCCAATTTTTCATAGATACTTTGCTTTTTTTCTACCATTTTTTTCAATTCCTATCTGATACTCAAATTCTTGTTTTCTACCAAGGTAGCTCCAGCAATTTCTTGCCCGTCTGCTAAAAGTCGTTTTAAAGCTGTCTTATCGGCTTTGTATTCAACTTTCTTGTACTCGTCTGGCAATAACACCATGTCAACCTCAACTGCCTTAGAGCGTCTAAATGACACCTTAAACAAGGTCGTATCTACTCGGTCATGTCCCGTGAGTTCCATGCTTTCTTCAAGAGTCGATTTCATGCGCTCCTTTTTGGCTTTGTCCGCATCGTTTAATTTCTTCAAGCGGTCCATTTCATTCTTGCGGGCTTCGATATCTGCATCAAGGTTCTTGATAACTTTGATGTAGCCCTCAACCTTGTTCTCGTAGTCTTCGTTCCAGTCGATGCTGTCCAGCGTGTCCTGTTTGGTTTCATCGTCCAGGTCCATATTGTAGATATCAAGAAATTGTCCCGTTAGTTCGTAAAGTGTCGCCATTTGTTATCCTCCTAAAATTTCAGCAAGTTTCAAAATTTGATTAGCCGTATCTACGACTTCTTCAATCGTTTTAGCATCGTTAAGTAAAATTGCCTTTTTCTTCAAAAAGATTAAATCGTCATTAATATCCTTTGGTTGCTCTTTAACTACGATTTCATCTTGGTTCTCAGATTTTTTTGGAGATGTTTCTTTGACTGCAATGGTTCGTTTAGAAACACGATAAAACTGATCAAATGACAATCTGACTACTTCTTCAATAGGCCATCTCAGTCCAAAACCATGGCCAGATGTTTCTTTTTGGAAAACATCATCTACTCTATTGTTAACGTTCCTCAAAAATCGTATATTGTTAGGTGACGGATAAGATGAAATGGCTGTCCCTATAGCTATTATTGTTTTGTTCCCATTGAATCCAATTTCATCAAGCAGTTGTTTTTTTGTTTTGAGTGTGTGTTCTTTGACTTTTTCTAATTTAAAATTTAAGTAAGAGGTGTAAATTCGACCTATAATATGATTAGCTATTGTATTAACGTAATTGTCAAAAAAATCATATTTATTGAAGTTGATTCTATCAGCCAATTTCTTGTACTCATTTTCAACTTTTCCATTTTCGTCATATTTTCGGATCTCATTTATAACATCATCATTCATTCTTTTATCAGACATAAAATACAATTCATTGCCATTTGTATTGACAAATTTATGTCTTTTCTTATATTTTCCTTTTGCCATTGTTTTATCTCCAAATTTCTCCTCGATATCTAGTTTTAGATAGCTACAATCATAATCCAATAGAAGCATTGTCGTACTTTTTCAATTCTTTGTAACTATCCCAGCTCGTAGCTTTTAAGCTATTCAATAGCTTCTGCTCTGTCTTGATCTGCTTCTTGTACTGTAGCACCCAAGCTGTGTACTCATCGTCATTCTCCGCAAAATAATATCCGCGAGGAAGTGACCGACTGGCCACGATAGGTACCGAGTAATTAAGCCGAAGTTCTGCGATGCCACCTCGCACCTTTCGGACTGATAAGTTTGTCATTTTGGCAATGTCGCGAGTTGTCAGTACATTCGCCCGTCCTACTCTAATGCAAGCCAGTATTAGCTGTAAGCGTTCATTCATAACATACTCTCCTTCTATAACCAGCTATTATCCGAATATGAGTGCTTCCGCGCGTAAGCTAGATCAGCTTGAAATGCTTGGTAGCCCTCGTTGAATTTCTCTTGCAAATCTTCTTCATACTGCTTCATAATCGCGTCCTGCTTGGCTTGACGGGCTTTCTTACGTTGCGCTCGTTTAAAATCCCAAACCGCTCCTGCGAATCCAGCAGCGAAGAATAATCCTGCAACTGCCATCGTCCCTAATAATTCATCGTACATTTCAAATCTCCTTATTAATTCGTCTAATTGCGTTATAATACCCGCTATCTTTTGGTATCGTGTACCCTGTTAAGTCATCTACCTGGCTACCGTCTGACATGATATTAATAATGCGCGGTTTCCATTGATTTTTATTTCTCATAATGTTATAATTCCTTTAGAAAGTTTTATCTCTTGACCGCTTGGAGTTCCCTTCTCCAAGGGGTCTTTTTTATGCTCTGCCAGCTAAACTGCAAGCGTACAGGTCTATGATCTTACCTCTGGCACTATCCGGATCACTAGCTAGTAGCTTTGCTTTAATTTCGTCTGAAAGCTCGTAGCAAGTAGCTTCGAAGCCCTCAATCATTTTGTCAATCAAAACGGCAATTTTCTCCTATCTTCTGCATTGTCCGGGTATTTGAAGTAAAGGTCCCGTCCGCCTTTTGTGATTCGACTGACTAGGCCGGTTTCAAAAAGTGACTTCATCTCTGACCCTACAAGGTTCGTTGTGATGATTGTCGCTTCTCGCTCGTCTAATAAGCTGTATAGAAAGTCCTGCTTCCATTGTGCGTTATCAGATCGTCCGAGGTCATCCAGGATCAGATAGTCAACTTTCTTTAGTAGCTCCAGCCATTCGTTACTGGTCATTTCCTCTTTATGGTTGAAAGAGTTTTGAATTTTGATAAACAAGGCTGGCAAGTTAACAAATAGTATGCTCTTTGGTAGCTTGTTTGCTTTCCAGTCAGCGTTCAACTTACTTGCTACTGCCATAGCTAGATGTGACTTACCGCGTCCAGCCTTGCCCATTATCAGAGCGTTACCTTTCCCATCGTGCAAGTAGTGAGATACCAAACGCAGAGCGTAATTTTTGGCTTTTTGGTCGATTTGATTCGTTACCGTGAAGTTTTTAAAACTCGCTTCTTTCAGTCCGCTCGGTATGATGCTGTTTTTATCAAGCACATCGTAAGTCTTTCTTAGGATTGTAGCCGTGTGAGCTTGTCCTATCTTCTGCTCTTCCTCACGCGCCATTTTTTCTCTTTGGCATTCTGGGCAAAAGGTTCCGTTCCGTTCGTCCTGCAGTTTCACATCATCGTTTAACGACCACTTGAAACATTGATGTATTTCACACGTTTCAGATTCGTTAATGTGATAGACAAGTGGTAAATCCATAGGCTATTCCTCTTCATCTTCTTCCCAAGGTAGTAAGTCCGTGTAAGGGCTGAATACTGAGTTCTTGATAGGGTAAGGACTGGCTTCTTTGCGTTTGTTATACGTTTTAGATGGTTTAGATGATTTATACTTTTCATCTGCCTGCTCCGCTTCCTCAACCGTTGTTACACCGTTCTTTCTCCAGTTATCCAAGATACTCTTTAAATATCTGAAATTTCTAGCTTCGTTGTCTGCTGACTTGCTGATAGCAAGCTGGACAAGCTCGATCTTCATTCCATCTAAAGCGATATAGTCAAATAACTGTTGGAATTGAATTTGATCTAATTTAAAACCTCGACTTCTGAGTGTCTGTGCAATTGTTCCAGATTGAATATTTTCTAATTTTTGAACCGTATCATCATCATTAAGTCTGGTTATATTAGTCTGGTTAATATTAGTCTGGTTAGATTGTAAATTTTTCACCTCTGTACATGTAAAATCTTCATGTACGT